TTGTGATGCTTTTATAAGTTACGCAGAAGATGAAAATGGAAAAGAACTTACTGAAGAACAGATACAGAAATGGACAGAAAACAATGAAGATGTTTTTTATGAAATGATATTAGATTTTTTAAGATGATAGGTTGGGTATTAATAACAGCCGTTGTAATGTGGCTAATAAGAAAATTGAGATGAAGATATTAAATTTATATGCTTGTCTAGGTGGTAACAGATACAAGTGGAACGAAGTAAAAGAAGATATAGAGGTTACAGCTGTAGAGCTTGACCCTGAATGTGCTAGGCTTTATCAAGAAAGATTTCCTAATGATACTGTAATTATAGCTGACGCACACGAATATTTATTAAATCATTTTAAAGAATATGATTTTATTTGGAGTTCTCCTCCCTGCCCAACTCATAGCAGAATAACTTTGTGTAAAGCTGATAGAAAAATTAAATACCCTGATATGAAACTTTATGAAGAAATTATTTTATTAAATAAGTTTTACAAAGGCAAGTATTGTGTAGAAAATGTTATTCCTTTTTATGAACCATTAATTCCTGCACATAAAAGAGGAAGGCATTTGTATTGGACTAACTTTAATTTACCTAATAGTTTAAATGAACGAAAAAGCCCTGAGATGAAAGGTAAAGGTAGTGTTGATAGATTTTCTAAGTTTCATAATTATGATTTTTACAAATATAAAGGAAAACAGCATAGAGGTAAAATGTCAAGAAACTTGGTAGATTATGAAGCAGGAAGAACAATCTTTGAAACTATGCTAGGAATAGTAAGAAAAGAAGATATCAAACAAACAGAACTATTTTAAAATGAAGATACTAACAATCGTATGGGGATTAATAATTTTACTTTGTATTTTAGAAGCATATTATTGTTCTAAGTTTGAAGATGAAATTTGAAAGAAAATCACATAGAGAAAGACAGAACAAAGCCTTAAAACAGTTTTGCAATCATTTTGATTTGACTTATGGTTCACATCAGGAATATGCTCACATAGACGCAGTTCTTTATAACAAAGGAAAAATTACAGGATTTGCTGAAGTAAAAGGAGTTCATAAAAATATAGAGGACGGACAAGATGTTATTGTAGCAATGCGTAAAATTGTAAGAGCTCAACAACTTCAAGTCAATAGTGGGAAACCTGTAGCGATTATATGGGCTTTCAATAATGCTATTGTCTATGAAAGAATAAACAACTTGAAAGGTATCTTTTATTATGGAGGTAGAGCAGTCAGAGAAGGAAGCACCTTTGACCAAGAACAACTCGTTAAAGTATTAATTAAAAACTTAATAAGAATTGAAGAAGACAGTCAGTAAATTAAAAAAGGAACTTGACAAGTGGTTCAGTCTTTACATAAGGCTTAGAGAAGCTAACGAATACGGAATGTGCCAATGCTTCACTTGTGGAATAGTAAGACACTACAAAGAAGGTATGCAAAACGGACACTTCCAAAGCAGGAAACATTTATCTACAAGATTTGATGAGGAAAATTGTCAGGTGCAATGTGTGAAATGTAATGTTTATGCTTGGGGAGAACAGTACAAATTTTCGTTAGCTTTAGAGGGAAAGTATGGAGAGGGTAAAGCTGAAGAATTACAATACTTAGCTAGAACAACTGTAAAGATAAGTCGTGTTGAATATGAAGAAAAGATAAGTTATTACAAATCGCTTGTTGATAAGTTAAAAAAAGAAAAAGGAATTGAGTAAACTTTTTTGTTAAGTTTGGCGTATGATAGAACCGATATACGCAAGTGAGGAACACAAGAACATAATTGAAACTTATATATCTATGTGTACTGAGTTTGCAAAAGATGTAAGTTCAAAATCAAGATACAATAATTATTTAGATGTAGTAGATACTATCTTGGAATACCACAACAATTATGGCAAAGGAGTTAGAGAAAATAATTGGTACGATTGGATGATGGTAATACCAATTAACTTATCAGTAGCTACAAATGGTTTCTTTGCAGGGCTTGAAACTAAAACAAACGCACCTACACTTAGAGCTTATAAAACTGTATTAGATGAAATGGTTTTTGATGTAGTAGATAAGATAGACACTTTAGAACAAATAAATGACTGATATATACGCAGAAATATCTAAGCTAAGTTCTTTTTTTAGAAATATGTGTTACGGTATAACGCAAGATGAAGAAGCTATTAATGACGCTTGTCAAGAAATGTTCTTGTATTTCCTACAGATGAACCCTGAAACATTAAAAAACATTTATGAGAAAGATGGTATCAAAGGAATAAAAGGTTACGGTGCAGTAGTATTAAGAAGAAGTCTAACAAGTGTTAGAAGTCCTTTCTATTATAAGTATAAAAAATACTACACTAATTTAGTAGGAGTATATACACCAACATCTAGTCAGAACGCTTTTCATAAAAGTATCTATAACTTACCTGAAGAAATAGAAAGCAACTATAAATGGGAGAAGCTAGAAGAAATTGACCAAGTATTAGATAAACAAACTTGGTACGATAAAAAGATATTTGAGTTATATTACTCAGGCGAAACGTTAGACAGTCTAGCTAAGAAAACAGGAATAAGTAGAAACAGTTTATTTACTACAATAGATAAGGTAAGAGAAATACTTAAAAAAGAATTGAATGAATAAGTTCTTTGTACCTAATGAAGTCTATGAAGATAGGATTACTATTTGTAAGTCTTGTGTTTATTATTTTAAACCTACAGGAACTTGTAAGGACTGTGGCTGTTTTATGAAGATAAAAGCTAGACTTGCACCAATGGGGTGTAGTCAAAAGAAGTGGGAGAAAACAACTGAGATAGAAACACCTGATACTTTGCCACAGGAAATAGTAGATGAAATATTAGATATGTGGAAAGACTTAAAAACAGGTAGAGCAAAAGACCAAGCAGCTAAAAAGAGAATGATTGAAACCTACAATACAATTTACAATACTAACTACAATGTAAGAACGAATTGTGGCTCTTGTATATCAACTTGCTTTGACGGAATAAAAAAACTATATAAAGAATATGCTAAGGGCTAAACTTAACTTAAATAACAAAGCGGTTATTTTCTTATTTTTTTCTGAACCCTTAGCGTATTCATAACTAAAACAATAGATATGAAAAGAACTTACAAAACAATTAAATGGGTATTAAACAGCCACATTAAAAAGAACGTCAGAAGTCTTTGGACTTGGGAAAACGATAACTTTACTTGTATCTTTGAAAACTATGACGGAGATAGCAGAATATACACACCGCACCAACTTTTAAAACTTTTAAATAATGACACAGAACGAGAAACTAATTAAAAACCTAGAAAATATGCCAATAGACTTAGATTATAAAGCAACACCTGAACCAAGTTACTACTCAGGAAAGAAGTACGGTTACTCAGCTAGAAAAGTAGTAGAGGACTTTCAACCTGATAGCTACAACTTAGGAACTGCAATCAGTTATCTTTTACGTGCAGGTCATAAACCTGACAATCCTATAAAACAAGATATACAGAAAGCAATTAATCACTTACACTTTGAATTAGACAGATTAAGCAAATAAGAAATGATGAAAGAAACAATAGAATTAGTTACTTGGAAAGGAGTAGTTAAAAAATATGGATATAAAGAAGGAGAAAATAAAGGAACTAGATTTGGGTTACAATTAAATTTAGATGGTATGAACGACACTCAATTTATATGGTGTGAAACTAACTTAGAACGAAAGAAACTTTTTAAAACAATAATCCGAATTGCTAAGAATGAAGGAAGGGATTTAAAAATAATAGAATAAGATGACACTATATAGTTGCGAATGTGGTAAAGAACAAAAAGAAGTTGGCAAAGCTACAATAGTTTTAAGGGATAAGAAATGGGTATGCAAAGAAGCTCAATGTAGTTGTGGTAAATGGATGGACTCAGAGCCAACAGACGGTATGCCAAGCCTTAAAAGAACTGAAGCATCATTAAGTAAAAAAAAAAGAGGTGATAAGCTATGGGCAGGTGCAAAAGAAAAGCTCATAGGCGAAAGAGGAATAAATGAAGACTACT